TCTGTCATATCAACATCTACAGAATCCATAGCTTTAGCTGCATTCATTTCTATGACTTCATTGAGCCACTCTTTAGATTCTATTACTCTTTTTACACGAGCAAAAACTCCTTTATTATTTTTTAATATTCTATTGGTTTTCTCTGGATCTTGTTTTCTGAAAGTTCCGGATGTCTCATCTTGCATAATATAGAAACTCGGTCTATCGTCACCGGAAGCCGCATCTCTCTCCGCACCCACCCCTTCACTCACCCCACCTCTCTCTGTGGAAAACGTTCCTGCGCTGCCTTCTGTAATGGTTATTGCCGCGACTTTAGATACTAATAATCTATGAGTAACTGCAGCGGGTTCCCATAATTTTTTAATAGATTTTTCCAATTCGACCAAACCTGAAATATCTAAAATCTTATTAAAATTTCTTAAAACATTTGAAAACTTGTTGAAATCCGGCATGCCCATTATAAAAATAATGCCTCCGACTTTGGCTGAATCAGACATAATTGGTCTGCCTGATTTATAATAACTTGGATCTATTAAATCTGAAAATTTTGATATATCAACATTAGGAACATAATCTGCAAGACCACCGGCGGTGTCCTCTCCATCTGCAATTGCTTGTTTAAAAAACTTTGGTACGTCTCCCAAATCATCAAAAGATTTATCTATAGTTTGTAAAATCCCTCCGGGAGTTAATGCCGTCAAACCTGTGTACTTATTCACTTTTATATAAGCCTTGTTAATACGGCCGCTAATATTGCCAGACTCAAAACCTTTAAGCGAAGCTAGCGTTGACAGTGGAGTGTCACTCATTGCTGGCTGTTCAACATAATTTTGTTCACCTGAGATAGGATCTAAGGCTATTTTATCCGTGTCGCCAGCCGGTACCAATTTGCCTGGCCGGTATTCAGGAGGATCGGTGCCTGGCTTTAGAACTGGCGGCTGTCGAGCTGCAGGAACATAAACGTTCTGCCCAAAAAATAAAGCACCTGTCATAGGATTTCGTTCTACATTTGGTTCAACCGATCCGGCATGAACTTGGAGCATATAAAAGCCGAGGCCTCGTAAATCTTTTAATATTTTTAAGATTTCATCTAAGATTGCATCAATTGCCGCAAATATAGGATCTATAGTAGCAAACATTAAAGCTTTGTTTAGTTCATATATTTCTTTAATAAACGCTGAATTTGCTTTATGAAGTTCCAAAGCTTTTTTTGCCGCTTTAAAAAATGGTTTTAGGAAACCTAAATCACCTAATTGCGCGGATAGCCAAAGATCCGGATCTTCCTCAACTCCTACTCCTGTAGTTTCGAAAATAGGTCCTGTGCCGTCTCCCGTTTGGCCAACTTCAGAAAGTTCCAGCTGTATATCAGTTCCCGGAATTTTAATCGGTGTCACTGCCATTATTTTCTTTCCTTTTCATTTCAATTTCGTTAAATTTTTCTATATCTGATTTAACGGTTTTCAATAATAGATTTTCTAATTCCATTAATTTTTTAGTTTTTTCAGCCAATTTAGCTAATTGAGGATGAACTCCTATTTTATCTGGCTGCTGCCATTCGTCTTTTGCCATATTACCTATGCTAATAATGAATTTAAATTTATTTGTGAGGTTACCGTTTTTGGAAATGTCCCAGGTAACATAGGAAGTGCTTCGGCACCTGGAAGTATACCTCCTCCAGCCGTCGGACCGACAACTGGATGTTTATGCATTTGATATTCTGTAAAAAAATCATCTATAATTTTTTTTAAAGAAGCCACTTCATTTTTAATTGTTATTAAGCCGGCACCATCAATTGCTATTTTACCTTTCGCGGCATTCGATATAGTTATTTCTCCCATTGCACCGACGCTTTTGATTTTTATTTCTCCTGCAGGGGAATCTCCGAGAGATATTTCTCCAACTTTATTTTTCATTGTTATAGCACCAAGTGGAGTAGCCATTGTTATTCTAGCTGTTGCTGGATTTTTAGGAGTAATAGCAAAATATCCGGCTGAAGAAACTTTTGCACCTTTTTCAGAAGAAGAAGGAAGTCTATTTAATTGTAATAATAGACCGCCGGTGGACTCTGTTGCAGCAGATCTTAAATTAATAATTCCATTATTAACTACAATAGATTTACCAGCACCACTTCCCTTGTTTATCACATTCATTCCTTGAATAATTTCTTCACTACCATGAGTAATGTTTACCGTGCTACTTTGAGCAGATAAACCGTGCGCCCCCATGGTACTTTGTGTTATTTGTGAAGCTGTTAAAATTTTTGCACCGCCGACATTTTCTATGGAATCACCTTTTCTTTTAATTGATGTACCAGTGTTATTCTCCAATGGATTCATGGGGCCTCCATGAAGAGATGGCAAAGTACTGGCGATATCCGTTTCCAAGTACAAAGGCGTATTGAATTTAATAAATTCTTTAGCGTTAAATTCAATTTTTTGCGCAGTGATAAAAGCAATTCCATCTTTACAATATATTTCAACATTGCCTTGTTCTGATTCTAGATGCACATCACCAGGACCTTTAACTCGCAACCAATAATCTTCTTGTCCACCTGCAGTATTCACACATAATTCATATCCATACTTTACGGATGAATATTTGTATCCGCCAACTGTTTCATGAGTATTTTTTAAAACACAAGAATAATAATCTCGATTAGATTTATCAACCATAGTTCCTAGTGGGCCTATTTCTCTATAGGTTCCGGAACGATGCCACCAATGTAATCTTTCTGATGTAGGAGTATCATCAATTTCAATAACATGACCACTTTCTGAAACATGTACATGATTATACGGATACGCGGCATCATAAGGAGAAACTGGTTCTTGAAAACTAGCATTTCTCGTACCCTTGGCTTTAGGGTAAGGATCCATTCTTAAATCCGCTTTTGTTTGAACAATAGAAGTCCCAACAGTTTTAATTACCGAGAGACCGGATGGACCCATTGAAGTTAAAATTGTATCAATTTTTGTACTACCATCGGCTCGGCCTCTAGCTAATCTTGGAGTCGTTGGTTAGCCCAAAAATCTAAAAAGAGGATAATTATAAGAAAATTCATAATCTGGAACTTGTGCATCTTGTGAGTCTGTTTCTTCAACTAAAGTTCCTCGCTCTAATTTTCCCTCATCGTCTGTTTGACCCTCAACTAAAGTAGCTTTATCACTCCTTTCAACTATTTCAATTCCTCTTTTTTTATTCAATTTTACACTTAGAGGATGTTGTGGAACATCTGTAAACTTGGGTATATCCTTTACGATATCGCCAGTTACAGCATCTACTTGATAAAATTTTGGAGAATAATCTCTCGGATCATTAAAACCTTCATTGGGATTACCTGGTTTATCAGGTCTGCCGCCCAATGTGCCCAACATAACAGGATCATTAGCGGCTTCTCCATCTCTAAAAAATCCCATAATCCATGAGCCTTCAACAGGACCAGTTGGACTTGTTCCTACTCCTGTTTGAGAAGCAGAGGTAATGGGCATTAAAGGAAACGCCCATGGTAAATCATCTGTCTTTAACTCTCCTTTATCCTTGGTGTGCCAACCAAGCCATCTTACTTTGCATCTTCCCAGAAATAGAGGATCCATTCTATCTTCTACAACACCAACAGCCCAAACAAAGCCTTCTTTTCCCATAAAATCGGGTTCCATTTTATCCTTTATATAATATATTTCATTGGTTATTCTACTTATTTTTACTATTAATGTATGGTGTTACTCCGCGTGGTGGTGTAGTACGATCGACTGCCTCTGTTGTCCTTATCCCACCTTTGCCCTTTAAATCCGTCGGTTTGATTTGTGATTTATTAGAAACTTCCGGAGACACAAATGCGTTAGGAATGGCTTGAAGTCGAGCTGCAGTTTCTCCCACTTCACCCGGCTCCGCGTAGGATGAAATTTGAGATACATCTAAACTAGGTGGTGTATTTTGTAAACAATCTTTTCTAATTTGAATTTCTTGATAATATCTTTCATTCGTAAATACGTGACTTATTTTCGTCATAATATATTTACCACTCAAAAAAGGATCCTCATCTGTATTGGTAGATTCTCCTAAAAACACTTGTGATGGCATATGCCACCAAATAATATCTCCAACTCTTAAAGATGAATCGCCGGCTAATTTAAGAGTTATTTTTACATTATTAAGTTGTTGTAATTGAGAATCTCTTTTTTGAGTTCTCCATTCAAGGTTAGTTTCTTTAATGCCAGGCTCAGCGCCGCCGTCACCGTCAACAGCTTTTCTATTAGATTCTAGAAAAAATGAATGATTAAAATTTGTTCCCATCAATTTTATACGAGCACCTTCTCCTCCATCATCGTCAACCAAACAATCATGATTATATGAACAAAGTTTGCCGGTCCCGTCTCCAAGCGAAAGGGTATGATCTGCTAGTTTCTTCTTGGACTCATCTGGGCCACCCATAGTTTCTACTGAGTCAGATCCCCCTGCAAAGTTTAATGTTTCTACCACGAGATCTTCTTTTTTCTCAATATACTTATATCCTATAACATCATATCTCATTCGAACTATATCATGGGTTATTAATTTTGCAGCATACATTCCTTGTCTCATATTATCAATGACATCAAAAACACTATCAATAGTATATTCTTCTACATTATTAAATCCTATTCCTGGCCAACCCAACCCGGCAAATCTATCCTTTGGATCAATCGCAGAATCTATTTTTGCCACAAAATTTCGTTTAGGTGATCTTTTAAAACTCGTTTCTAAACTTTCAAATTTAAAATGAGTTAAAGTTTCATAAAACATATATAAAGCGCCATCTGCTGGTGGGGCGACGGACTGCTCATTATCCCCCTGTTCTTCTGGTTGATTTGCACTTGTCGCTTTTTCTGCCAAATCATCCATAATATCAAATGGAGATTTAAAAGGAAAACAAAAAGTATGCATATCGCTTGTTGGTTCAACTATAAGCCTTTTAGGTTCAGTTTTCATCTTATATGCGCTATAGAAAGTATTCATTGGTGCTGCGATAAAAGTTTCGTAGATATTCTTAACGATGTCTTCAATCTTTACATCATTATATCCTCTACTTATTTTCTTTTTTTCACTAATAATAGCTTCTATTGAAATACAATGGAGAACATATATTTTTAATCTTTCAGAAACATTAGATATAGGAGAAACAGAATATACTCTAAAACTCTTTTTAACAATATTATCGAGAGGATTATCTTCGTCCGCCGCATCAAACCCTCTGGTCTGTGCTACCAAATTAATAAATTCTTCACCTATAATTGGGATAGTTTCTCTAAATCCATAAGAATCTCTTATTGCAATATCACATAATAAATAAGGTTTAGAAATATCTTCATATACAGTTAATGTATCAATCATTGGTATTATATTAACTTTTGCATCTATATTTGGAGACAATATATCACATAATTGTATAATACCCATGAACGCTTGGGGAAGATCTTCTTCTATATTTTCTGCTTGGGGTTGGCCATGGCCAACTGGAGAAGGAGCTTGTGGAGGCTTTTGAGTGATATCAACTAGTTCATCTTCTGCAGTGTCACCTAGGTCGGGTCGTCCGGGCATTTTTATTACCTATATTGTTTGGTTTGTGCTTCTTTCAAAATATTTTCAACATATTGTCTATCAATTATTTTGATACGTCTATTCGCTTCATTTCTTTTATATTCTATATCATATTTGGTAATTCTTTTTTTCTCTGGATCTGTTAAAGCATTATATGCATCTTTATCAATTATAACTTCCATTAATTTAGTCGTATCAGTTTCTTCTTGTAATATTTGTCTATATTCATAAATTTGTTTTTTGGCTCGTTCAGTAGAACCGTATTTCCCTTTTATCATTTTTGTAAAATCTTGAGAACTCAGTGGCCAATCGAAATAAGGATTAAACATTTGATTAGTTAAAAATATTATCCAATCATATTTAACATGGCCATATACAAGAAAAGATGTGGTATCGGGCCTCTCATTATCTCCTATAGTATGTTCTTCAAAACTTATAGCATTTTCAATCACATTTCGTTTTATTAAATTTCGAATAAATATATCTCTGGCAGTAACTGTCTCGCCGTATTTATTCCCGGTTATATTATATTGAATTTTTGGTAAGAATGAAAAATATGACATTAATATCCCTGATCTACTAGTTCTCTGGTCATGACAACGATTTCTGTAAAAGAAACTGTTAATTTTACTTCAAATGGTTTTCCATCTCGAAAAAAGAATGGGACGCCGGCGGCGGCATAATTGGCTATAACACTATTACAAACACTTCTTGCTATTTTAAATGGTGTTGCCTTACCACCGGATCTGTGACCGAATTCAATATCCCAAGTACTTGGAAAAGTAAAAAAGTTTGAACCAGCGCCTCTTAGACGCTCAGATCCGCCAACCGTAGGTGCTGCTGAGCCAGTGGCTTTACCACTGTTTCCAAAATTACCGGGATTGGCCAAGTTCGATATTGGAGCAGCATAACCGGGTAAAGTTGATCTTCTGAAAGCTTTTATAATATTTTCAATTGTTACCGATTCCTCCTTATTTTTTGCTATCATAGGAAATTCAAATACAAATTTTCTAAATTTTCCAGGCCCCTGATATAATAAAGACATTTTAGGATTAATTGCTAAATTTGCACCGCCCAGCCCTCTTTTTAATAAATCAGATTTTTTTATTGTTGACGTGATAGTATGTTCCACTACAGCCTCTCCCACTTGTCCATAGTTGACATCTTTCACCGCAGCAATGAAATCTTCATAAGTGCCTTTAGATTTAAAAAAATCAGCCGTTCCTGCAGTAATTTTTGCGGCTGCTTCTGTAAGAACTGTTCCTAATCCTTCTTGTTCCGCATATACTGCTTCTGCAGTTGAAATCATTGCCTGAGCTCCCATAGGAAGAACTATATTATATTCAGCACTAGTTGTATTTTGCGCGAAAAGTTGAGGATAAGATATAAACATTACCCAATGACTCTCATCGCCGTTTTGTAGATTATCAGGATATGTATAATTGCCTTGGTCGGCCACGCGATACTCCTTATAAATAGTTTAATATATCTAATTATTTATCAATATATTTATTATGGCATATAAGGGAAAATTTAAACCAAAACACCGCGATAAATATAAAGGAAATCCCACTAATATAATTTATAGAAGTTTATGGGAAAGACGTTTCATGGTTTATTGTGATTCTAATGCAAGCGTTGTTAAGTGGTCCAGTGAAGAAATATTTATACCATATAGATCACCATTTGATAGAAAAATACACAAATATTATCCTGATTTTTGGGTTAAAATAAAAAAACATGATGGGACCTTTGAAACATCAATTATTGAAGTTAAACCAAAATCACAAACAATTCCGCCTAAGCCTCGTTTGAATAAAAGGAAGAGTGGTAGATATTTATTGGAAATGAAAAGATATGGTGTTAATGAAGCTAAATGGAAAGCTGCTGTAACATATTGTGATTATAAAAATTGGAAATTTAAAATTATAACGGAAGATCAATTGCTCGCTAAATAATATATGGCACTACGAAAACTTTCACATATAGAAGATGATGCAGTTGAATGGCTTAGGGAGAAGTATGAAAAGCTCCGGCACTCATTAATAGTGGCAAGAGTTGGATCAATTAAAAATCCCTATAATATTATAAGTGAAGGTAATAGAGAAAAAGAGCTGAAATTAGGGAGAATGTATTTTTTTCATTATCAACCCAAAACGAGAATGAAATTACCTTATTATGATATATTTCCACTAGTTATTCCAATAAAACCTTATGCCAATGGCATGCTAGGAATGAATTTTCATTATCTCCCTTATAGATTAAGAGAAAATTTAATGAAAAAATTGATTGGGTTTTTAAATGAAGAAGATTTGCAAGCTTATTTACATGTTACATATAATGATATTAAAGGATTTACACGATATAAAGAAGCTAAGCCTACCCTTCATAAATATGATTTAACAGGTTCATATGTTCGTTCACAATTTATTCATATAGAACCCAATGAATGGACTACCGCATTACATTTGCCTGTAGAAGAATTTAGATCTCGTGGAGGTGGCATGGGGGTTACAAAGGCTAAAGTTTGGGGCGATAGTAAAGAAATAATCGAACAACATTCTACAAAAAACGGAGATTAATGAATACCGATACCTTTATATCGAAATTGGACGAAGAAGGAGGTTTGGCTCCGGTAAATAGATTTATAGCAAAGATACACATGCCTTCAGGGGTGACCGGAGGACTTGAAATATTATCTTATTTGTGTGATACTGCTCCGATACCGGGAAAAACAATAGCGACTTCAGAATTAAGACATTATGGTCCGACTCGGAAATTAGCAAGAGAAGCAACTTATGCCGAATTCCAATTAGGATTTATATTGACAAACGCTATGACTGCAAGAAAAAAGATGATAGGTTGGATGGATTATATAATTGATCCAGAAACAGCAAATATTCGATATCAAGATGAATATAAGGGCACAGTTGAGATATTAATGTTTGGTCCGGACTCAGAGGATACCTCAAAGGAAAATGCAATTGCTGGTGCTAAATATTTAGAAGCCTTTCCAACCAATGTTGATCCTATTAGTTTGGGTTGGGATCAATTGAATCAAGTAGGAAAATTTAGTGTGAATTTTGCATATAAAAAATGGGTAGATTTTAAAGAATTTGAAGTAGGAGAGGAAGGTGGATTGTAGAGGATGAATAAATTAATTAATTTTTTTAATATGGAGATATAATGGCTTTACCAATCGTGAATAATCCTACCTATGAAATTAAATTACATAGTGTAGATCACAAAATAAAATATAGACCTTTTCTAGTTAGAGAAGAAAAGATTTTACTAACGGCTCTTGAAGGTGGTGAAACAGCAGACATCGTGAGAGCTACAAAAGAAATTATCAGTAATTGTTGTCTTGATGAAGATATTGATGTTCAAAAACTTCCTGCTTTTGATATTGAATTATTTTTTCTAAACCTAAGAGCTCGTTCAGTTGGAGAAAATGTTGAAATCGCAATGAATTGTCAAACCAAAGATTGTGACGAATCAGTTCCGGTTATTGTTAATCTTGAAAAAATTGGTTTAGAGATCAACGATGATCATACGGATTTAATAAAACTTACTAATAAAATAAAAGTTAAATTAAAATATCCTGATATTGATAGAATGACAAGACCTCCGGAAGAATCTCAAATGGATTCTATCTTTGAAATCACCAAAGCCTGCATAGAAGGAATTTGGGAGGGTGATGAATTACATGATATAAAAAATTATACGGAACAGGAATTAGAAGATTTTATAATGTCTTTAAATCAACAGCAATTCGGGAAACTTATTGGTTATTTTAATACCATGCCCAAGTTAAAGCATAAGGTAGAATTTACTTGTCCCAAATGTGGTAGTAAACAAGAGACAGTCTTGGAGGGGCTGCAAAGTTTTTTCGGATAGCGCTCAGTCATAATAATTTACATAATTATTATAGAACTTCATTTGCGGTTGTACATGGTCATAAATGGAGTTTAGCTGAGTGGGAAAATTTAATTTGTTATGAAAGAGAAATATATCTCACATTATTAATAGAACATATTGAAGAAGAAAATGAAAGAATGGAACAGGAAGCTGCTAAAATGAGAAATAGTTAAAAGGAAATTAAATGGCCGCAGAAAAAGTAACCATAACTGGTACCACTAAAACCGATCCGGCAGAAATGTCTGCCCGACAAAAATGGCAAGCTAACATGTCAGCTCAACTG